ACGCCAAGGGCCGCGTGACCGTCGGCGCGAACCTCGAAGCCTCGGACATCCCGACTTTGACCGCATCGAAAGTCTCCGACTTCGACAGCCAAGTCCGCACCAGCCGCCTCGACCAAATGGCCGCGCCATCCGCGTCCGTTTCGCTCAACAGCCAGAAGATCACCGGCCTCGCCGATCCTTCCGCCAGCACCGACGCAGCGAACAAAGGCTATGTAGACAGCGCCGTTTCCGGCCTCGTGGACGGAGCGCCTGATCTCCTCAACACGCTGAACGAAATCGCCGCCGCCATCGCTGACGATGCGAACTACGCGACGACGATGACAACCGCTCTGGGAACCAAGCTGGCGAAATCCAGCAACCTCAGCGACCTCACCGACGCCAGCGCAGCCCGCACAAACCTCGGCCTCGCCATCGGCACCAATGTCCAAGCTTACGACGCCGAACTCGCCGCCTTGGCTGGTCTGACCAGCGCCGCAGATGCCCTGCCTTATTTCACAGGCTCCGGCACCGCAGCCGTCACCACGCTCTCCAGCTTCGGTCGCTCCCTCGTGGACGATGCCGACGCCTCGGCAGCGCGCTCGACGCTCGGCCTCGGCACCATCGCCACTCAAGCATCGAGCAATGTGAGCATCACCGGCGGCGCCATCTCCGGCGTCAGCTTGAGCGATGTGACCATCGACTGCGGCACTTACTAACCGCTAACCCCAATCCCCAAGCGGCGGAGCGGTCTATTCCGCCCGCCGCTCTTGGGAACATTCTAAAACCATGGCCAATGTCCTAATCCCCAAAAAATCGACCGTCGCCGGGAAAGTCCCGACGACCTCCGACCTCTCTCACGGAGAGATCGCCGTCAATTTCGCCGACCAAAAAATCTTCGGACGCGACCCTTCAAGCGGAACCGTAAAAACCCTCGGCGGCTCCGACCTGACCGTCTCCTCCACCGCCGCCGATGTCCTTTCCATCGCAGCAGGCGAGATCACCGCCGACGACCCCGGAGCCGACCGCCTCCTCTTCTGGGACGACTCCGAGTCCAAACTCACCCACCTCACCCTCGGCACCGCCCTCTCCATCTCCGGCAGCACCCTCAACGCCGAAACAGGCACACAGAACTACACCATCGTCGCCAGCAGCACCCTCGCCCGCTTCACCGCCGCGAAAGACAACCAGCCCCCCGCCACCGCCTTCGCCACCCTCGACACGCGCAACTCCATCGCCGTCCTCGATTTCGACGCCGCCACCGTCGAATCCGCCATTTTCTCCTCCGTCATCCCCGAAGCCGCCGACCTCACCTCCGGCCTCCTCGTCCGCCTCCTCTGGATGGCCACCACCGCCACCTCCGGCAACTGCCGCTGGGGCGTCCAGGTCGAGCGCGCCAATACCGACCTCGACTCCGACAGCTACGCCACCGCCGCCGAGGCCCACAGCGCCGCCAACGCCACCTCCGGCATCCCCACCCTCACCGAGATCACCCTCACCGCCATCGACGGCCTCACCGCAGGCGACACCTACCGCCTCAAAGTCTTCCGTAAAGCCGACGATGCCACAAACGACACCATGACCGGCGATGCCGAGTTGATCGCCGTCGAAATAAGGAGCGCGGCTTGATATGGCTTACGAATTTAATGCGACGAATCAGTATCTGGAAGTCGCAACTGCTGTTGCAAACCGACCCTGCACGATGGCGGCATGGGGTTATTTGGATACCACAACTGGTATTCGGGATATTGTAAGCGTTTCGTCAAAAACCACCACATCAGTTTTGCGTTTAAATGTAAACTTCGGTCAATACCGCATCGCAGATCAAGGCAATGTAAATGCTGTTGCAAATGGGGCAATCGTTTCCGCAGGATCGTGGAACCACTACGCTGGCGTGTTTGCGAGCGGATCAAGCAGGACTCCATACACAAATGGCGTTGCTGGAGCAGAAAACACAACCTCTGTTGCGGCAATTACTCCCACTGTCACAAGCATTGGCGCATGGTTTGAAAGAACGAGTAACCCAATTCAATTTTTCGATGGCCAAATCGCCGAAGTCGGAATCTGGAATGTAGCCCTCACCGCCGCCGAAGTCGCCTCCCTCGCCAAAGGCATGACCTGCGACAAGGTCCGCCCGCAGTCGCTCGTATTCTACGCCCCCCTCGTCCGCGACCTCATTGACGCCAAAGGCGGGCGGGTTATCACCAACAACAACGGCGCAACCGTTGCCAACCATCCCCGAGTATATGCCTAATTACAACATCCACGACCCAGCCGACCTCCGCGACCTCCCGCAAAGCCTCCTCGCCGAGTGGGCCGCGAACAACAACCCCAAGCTCGCCGAGTGGCTCCCCGCCCCGGCCAAGCCATCCGAGAACGCCGTCTGGAACGCAGGCGAATGGCTCATCCCCACGCCCCCCTCCATCACCGCCGAAGACCACCTCGCCGCCGAAGGCTACAGCCCCCTCCGCCTCCTCACCTGCCTCGACCTGGAGGGAAAACTCCGCGCCACCGGCAAATCCTCCCCCAAGCTCGCCGCCGTGCGCGTGTGGCTCGACACCCTCACCCTCGCAGCAGCCGCAAACCCCGACGACGCCCGCCCCGACTGGCCCGCCGCCCCGCATCCCTTCGACCAAGTCCTCGCCGAAGCCCTCACCGCCCTCACCGCTCCATGACGCCCGACTCCGCCCTCGGCATCATAAACCACGCAGCGCGTCAGGATGCCACTTGGCACCTGATCGCGCTCGTGGCGATCGGCCTCATTTTTGCATCGATTCTCTTCCGGTGGTTCACCCGCCGCCTCGAGCGCGTGGAAACAAAAATGGACCAGCAGAACGAGGAATTCGTCACCCACCTCAAAACCGCCAACCGCGAAATGCTCGAAGTCATTTCCAGCAACCAGCAGACCACCAACCGCGCCATCACGATCATGGACCGCCTCGAGTCCAAACTCGACCGGCACACGCCGTGATCCTTTGACATCAGGCCGCGAAGCATGAAAGCAATCTTCTACATTCTCGACAGAGCGGCCGAGTCGTCTTCCTGGAGGGGTGCAATTTTGGTGGCCACGGCTCTGGGCCTGCGTTTGGAACCCGAGCTTCAGAACCAAATCGTGGCGGCCGGTCTCGGCCTCGTGGGATTGATCAATCTCCTGCGAAAAGAAAAATGAACCCCAAACAAGTCGCCGCGACCGCAGTCATGCTCGCGTGGGTTTTTCTGGCGATTAGTTTTCTGAGCGGATGCGTGGCCGTCCCGATGCCTCCTTTCGGTGAAAGAGTGGGCGAAGCCGGAACGCTCCACATCCGCGCCACGGTCCGCTTCGAGCCACGCCTGACCGACAGCGAAGCCGCCAACCGAGACCTCTGGAACGCCCTCGGCGAATTCCAGAAATCCATCCCCGCGCTGAAAGACAAGTGATGCTCTCGCTCCTCGCCCGCTTCTTCATGCTGCCCAAGCCGGCACAATCCCCCGCGCCCGCGCCGAAGCCCGCGAAGCCAACATCAAAGCCCGCCAAAACCTCCGGCACCCTCAAGCCCGAGCCGAAATACTACCAGCAAACCAACAAGCGAACCCCCAACATCAGCGCCGGCCGCGTCATCAAGCCCACCCATGTGATCTTGCACCACACGAGCGGAGCCTACGCGGGCAGCGTCTCCTGGTGCTGCGATCCCGTCAGCAAAGTCTCCTACCACTGCATTGTGGCCCGCAACGGCAAACGCACCGCCCTCGCTCTGCCGAGCCAGAGAACATGGCACGCCGGTGTCAGCTCGTGGCAAGGCCGCAAAGACGCCAACTCGTGGAGCGTGGGCATGGCATGGGAAGGCGACACCTACTCGACGCCCCTCAGCGAAGACGCCCTCCTCTCCGCCGTCGAATATCTGTTGCCCATCATGCGCGAAAACCACATCCCCCTCGCCAACATCCTGCGCCACGCAGACATCGCCCCCGGCCGCAAAACCGATTGCTCCCCCGCCGCCCACGCCGCGCTGCTCGCCGCTCTTAATAAGGTCCTCTAGGGCAACAACGGGCAACACTCCAGTAAGTCATTGAAAAACAAACCCAAGAAAGCGACTTAAAATCCGTTGATCCGAAAGGGTCGTGCGGGTTCGAGTCCCGCCGCCGGCAGAGCTACTTGTGACGATTTGAGCTAGGTTTTAAGCGGGTTGGCGGGTGGTTAGCTTTCAGAAACTACAGGCGGGAAGTGGCGGCTACTGGAAGAAAATAGTTGAGAATTTGGGCAACACGGGCAACAGTTCGGGCAACAGCATGAGCGCCTTTCTTGTGACACCTTACCCGCAGCGACCCGGCACCCCTTGGAAGCTGACGATTCCGCAGAAAATTTTTGGCCGTCGCATCCGCCGGTTTTACCGCACGGAGGCGGAGGCTTGGGCGGCGGGGCCGGGGTTGCTGGAGAAGTTGCAGAAGGGTGGGACGGATTCGCTGTCGGAGCAGTCGGCCTCGGGGATGTCGATGAAGTCGGCGATGCGGGATTACATCGCCTCCAAGGCGGGCAGCTCGGATCGGCATCGTGAGAAGCTGGAAAAAATATGTGGGGAGCTTTTGGATGCTTTCCCTGGCGCGGTGGCGTCGGTCACTCCGATGCAGGCGGCGAGGGTCTTTGCGAAGATCAAGGGCGCGCCGACGACGCGGGCGGGGTGGCATCGTTACGCCTCGGGATTTTTTCGGTGGTGCGTGGACATGGAGCTTCTGGACCGAAATCCATTTCGCCGCGTCGTGGCGCCGGAGGCTGAGTCGAAGCGGTCCCTGATCTCGGCGAAGGAACTCCGGGCGATTCTGGATGCCACAATGAGCGATGCGCTTCGGGCTTGGTTTTTGCTCGGTGCGTTTGCGGGGTTGAGGTCCATCGAGGTTCACAGGATGCGGTGGGAAGATGTGGATCCGAAGTCCGGCCAGATCGAGGTTCGGCGGGAGGTTTCGAAACAATCAAGCGGCCTGCCGGAGCGCATCGTGGATTTCACGGAGCCGATGAAAAAGCGGAAGGAATTTTTCAAAGGAAAATCGGGGCTGATCGTGCCGGCGAAATCGCTCCGGCTTTATCGGGAGAGGGAGGCTTTGGTTGAGCGGCTCAACAACGAGGGCGTGGTGCCGTGGGCTATGCTGCCCGAGAACGCCCTCCGCCACTCCTTCGCTACCTACCACCTCGGGCGCTGCCAGGATGCTGGCAAGACCGCGCACCAGATGGGGCATTCTTCGACGGCGCTCGTTCTCAAAACCTACGCGGTGCCGTCTCGCAAAGCGGACTGGCGGGCGTGGTGGCGGGTTTAGCGCTGTTATGTGCGCATACAAAAAAGATATTCTGCTTTTTTATTTTCCCCTAGTTTTTTTTGTATAGATGGTAGGAGAGGAGTGTCGGGCAGTTATTGCAGTCTCTTCTTTGCTAGCGGGCTGATCCTGCATCAAGATTTTTTCGTTTTCTTCTCTGATTTTCGCCTGCTCGACTGCGTCAGCAATGATGGTTGAAATGGCGGTCTTGGAGAGCCTCGATTTTTTGTTTTCTTCGGCCTGCCTTTTGATCACCCAAGCGTGCAGATCATTTGGTAAAGATATGTTCAATTTTTGGTGCGTTTTCTCTTTCATATACTCCTACCAGTAGCACCGCGCACACTACCGCGCAAATTTTTCTGAAAATTTATTTTCGCCCGCAAACCTAGTGTTCATGCGGATGTCAATAGAAATCTTCGTATGGGGTAAACACCCCATTGACTTTTTTTATTGCTCTACCGGTAGCACCAAAGATATCGGTAGCACCATGCAAAGCGCATACACCAAAACGAGCGTGAGCCTCCCGAGCGAACTCGCGGAATGGCTCCGCCAGAAGTCAGAGCAAAACGGGGGAACACCGATCAGTCGCTTAATCGCGGCGGCGATTCGCCAACAAGTGAGCAACGAAAAACGGAGGGCGAAGAAATGAACCTCTCCGATGTCTACATCAACATGGACGAGGCTCGGCGCCTTTCGGGTTTTTCCAGCCGCTCGATCCGCGACTACATCAAGCGCGGTGAATTTGCGGCAAGCCTCCCACGGGGCCGGTGCGGTGGTTGGCACATCGTCAGGGAATCCTTCCTCGACTGGTGGGGCTATCGGAACGCATCGACGGCAAACCGCACGACGATCCCAGCACGGAAACGGAGGGCCGCTTAATGGACTACGAGACCACGCTCCGCTGTATCGGTTTTGCAATCGACTTTCTCCAAATCCTCGCCCTGCCGGTCTTCTTGCTGGCGATCACTTGGAGGCTGGCACGATGAGCCGGTGGATTCCCTCAGCGGTTGAGATGCCGGATGAAGACATCGAGGTCATCATCCACACGGCTGATGACGATGTGGCGACCGGCTTTTTGGATGCCGGCGTCTGGCGGTTTACAAATGCGGCCCGCGTTTTGGTGCCGGTCCTTCACTGGCAAAACCTCCCCGAGCCTCCCGAGGAGGGCGCGAAATGAGCGCGTGGGAAGCCGTTCTTCTCTCAAGCATCGCCTTCGGCTCGATGTGGGCCTGCTACTGCCTCGGCTTCCGTGACGGGCGCATGACAGAGCGTCGCCGACAGGAGCGTTACTACCGCCGCGAGGAGTTCGGGCGCGACTGGGACAACATGGAGGATTTCGACTGAGCCATGAGCGACAAACCACAGATGCCCAAAGACTCGGAACAGATTCGCAAGCTCGAAGCTCGGGCGCTGTCACTTCTCAAGCGCGCCGAGCAGCTACGCAAACGGGCGCATGAATTGATCCGCCAGACTTTGTGAAAATTTTTCCTCGCTAGGTCTCAAGGAGACCGCAGGGGACCAGGGGGGCCGCGCAATCCCAAAAAACGCGGATTAACAAACAACAAACCAGAGTGATATGAAACTAACAAAAAAAGGCGGCGGGGCCTTCAACCCGCATGAAGAGGGAACCTTTCGCGCTGTGTGCGTCGATGTGACCCCATTAGTCAAGCAGACCAGCAAATTCGGCGAGAGCGAAGTTTTTCGCCTTGTCTATGAGACCGACGCTCCGGCGCGGGAAGATGGAAGCCGCCAGTGCGTGTGGAGCCGGGGGTTCACCCCATCCCTCAACGAGAAAGCGAACTTTCGCAAATTCATCCGCCAATGGTTTGGGCGTGACCTGACCGCAGCGGAGGAAGCCGAGTTCGACACCGAGGCGCTCCTCGGGAAGCCCGCGCAGGTGGTCATCACTCACGACCACGCCGACAACGGAAACACCTACGCGAACATTATTGCCTGCACTCCCTACAAAGGAACCGAACCGCTCAAGCCCTCGGGCAAGTTTACCCGCAAGAAGGACCGCGAGGCCAATGGCGAGGAAGCCAGCTACCGTGGGGCGGCCAAGCCGACCGAGCCGGTGCGTGAAGCCGAAGCAGTCGATACCACCCAAGCAGGCGATGATTGGGCGACCGTCAAGGTCCATGTCGGCAAACACTCCGGGCTGGAGGTCCGCGACCTCGATCCCGAGGCGATCGAGAAGTTGAACAAGAACTGGGTGCCGAATGCTGGCAACACAGCGGCAGATCAACGCCTTGCCAAGGCCCTCAAGCGCGCTCAAGAGGAACTCGTCGCCGCTGGGTCAGGGGAGGAATTCTAATCATGAGCGACACGCTCGAAATCATTGTCTCGGGAAGTCTTCCCAGCCCGCAGATCGAGCTGTCGCCTGCGGCCTTCAACGCCAGAACGATGGCGTTGGAGGCGAGCGGGCGCATCAAGGCGATTGCCTCGGTGGCGGATCTCGACGCGGCGGCCGGCGCGCTGACGAAACTCAAATCCCTCACCCGCTCGGTGGAGGACAGCCGCAAGGAGGTGAAAGCCCCGGTCCTCGAGGTCGGCAAGCGCATCGATGCCACGGCGAAGGATTACCTCGCCCCGCTCGAGGTGGAGGCCAAGCGCCTCTCGGTGATTGTGGGGGCCTACCAAGAAGCCGCCAGGCGAAAATCCGAGAATGACCGCGAAGAAGCGGCTCGGGTGCAGGCCGAGGCTTTGGCGGAGTTAAACGCCAAGCAGGCGGAAGCTCTTGCGAATGGTGACGAGGCGGCAGCCGATGCCGCCCGTGCCGAGGCAGCGGACAAGATCGCGGCGAGCCAGTTGGCCGTGATCGATGCCGAGGGGCCGAAGCCCCAGGGAATCGTGACCAGAACCTCGTGGAAATTTGAGGTGGTGGACATCACCGCCCTCCATGCCGCCCGCCCGGAACTCTGCCTCATCGAGCCGAACAACGCCGCAATCCGTGCCGTAGTGAAAACAGGCGCACAAATCCCCGGCCTGCGCGTCTGGCAGGAGGCCGGAGCGATTGTGCGGGGGACAACCCAAATCAAGCCGGAGGAATACGATTACTGATGAAAGCGAAAACTACTTATCTAACACTTGATGAGGCGTGCGAAATATTGCGCGTCTGTAAACGCACTCTCAGGCGATACATAAAAGACGGAAAGATTACTTCTGTCCGAATTGGCCGAAGACATCTTTTTCGGGAAACTGACCTTCTGACTTTACCAGCGAGCAAAGCTCATGACCCTCGCTGAAATCATGGCGGCCAAGGAGGCCAAGAAAGCCGCTGCCAAGCCGCCCGAGGCGAGCGGCCTCAAAATCACCCCGGAAAGCGAGCGGGCCGCATTGGCGGCGAGCATCAAGCAATCCATGGATGCCTGCGCCCCAAAAGCCCAACCCCCGGCTCCGAGAGAGTTGGGGGCGATCACCCCAGGCGAACGGATTCCCATGTCACATCCATACCTGGGGGCGCCGGATGCGGAGTGGGAGTGGTTCGACTCGATGCACTCCTTCGAGAGCGACCTCGGGATCGTGATCGATCCGAACGGGGAGCAGGCGTGGATCGCAGTGAAAGCCTTCAAGACCAAGCCGCCGATCCTTCTCCACCGCCTCCCACTCCTCAACCGCAAACGCCTCGAGTTGGATCCGTTTTGACCAATGACGACGACGCTGAATCCTCCCGCATCGCAGGCGAACTCCTCGCAGCTTACCGAATGGGCTATCTCACCGGCGGCGACGACCCCGAGGCCCGTTTCCTCGCCAAGGCCATCCAGCTTTTCCGTGGGCGGGTCGCCGAATACTGAGCAGGCGATCCGGCTTTCGCCAGGGCAATCCGCTGCCGTGGACCTCATCCAATCGGGGGCGAATGTTTTCCTCTCCGGTATGGCAGGCACGGGGAAATCCACCGCGCTCCTGCAATACATCGGTCAGGCATTTTGCCGGGTGGATGTCTGTGCCACCACGGGGATCGCGGCCCTCAACCTCCAAGATCAATTCCGCAAGAATGCCGGCGTCGGGATCGCGGCCCATACGATCTACCGCTGGGCAGGCATGGCGCTGGGGCCTGCGCCAGGCCAACGGTTTGAGGACTATCTGGCCTTCCTCCAAAAGAAGCCGGTGCCATTTTCCCGCCATTCGGCTTTCGCCCGAGTGAAGGCAGCCGAGTGCCTCGTCATCGATGAGATTTCCATGTTGCCGGGGCGGATTCTCGACTACCTCGATTTTCATTGCCGCACGATCCGCAAGACCGACCGACCCTTCGGCGGCATCCAACTCGTGGCCGTGGGGGATTTCCTCCAACTCCCGCCCGTGGCGAAAGATGGGCGCTACGATTGGGCATTTGCCTCCGAGGCGTGGCGAGGGGCGGGATTCCGCAATGCCTACCTCACAACGATCCACCGACAGAAGGAACCTCTCTTCACCGAGGCGCTGAACAACTTCCGCGAGGGGCGCATCTCGAAGGCCGTGGCCGACACGCTCACCCAGCGGGTCAAGATGTTCGTGGATCGCCGCGTCGTCCGGCTCATGACGCACAACGCCCAAGTGGACAAGTGGAACACCTACCAAATCGGCGAGATCGAATCTCCCGAGGTGAGCTACGAGGCAGAATTTACCGGAGCCGAGCACGAGGCGGATTTTCTTGCCAAGAACTCGATCACCCCGAGCCGCCTCACGATCAAGCGCGGGGCGCAAGTGATGGCGACCTGCAACATGGAGGTGCCGGACGAGGAAGACAAAGACAAGAAACACACGGTGGTCAACGGCCTTTGCGGGACCGTGCAGGACATGGAACCGGACTCGGTGTGGGTGGCCTTTGACAATGGCGAGACCGTCAACATCCCCAAGCGGTCATCTCAATTCGACCCGCAACGCGAGGACTCGGCGACCATGACACAAATCCCGCTCCGCCCGGCCTACGCTCTCACGATCCACAAATCCCAAGGTCTCACGCTCGACCGCGCCCACATCGACATCCGGGCCGCCCGAGAGCCGGGGCAGGCGTATGTGGCCCTCTCCCGCCTGCGGTCTCTCTCTGGCCTTTACCTCAAGGACTGGATCAAGGGCGTCCATGTCTCCGAGGCGGCGATCAATTTTTACAAGAATCTCAAATGACAACACAACTCGACCTTTTTGGAACCCTCCCGAACGAACGCCTGCATCGATATTGGCGCAAGCGCCTCCGTGATTGGCCGAGGGAGGTTTTGGAATCCCGCCATCACATCCACACAACCGGATGGAGCATGGCTTCCCAAGGCGGATGGTTTGCTGACCTCCTGCACCGCGATGGGGCGATGGGAGAAATGGAATATCTGCGGTGGCAGGATTTTGAGCGTCGGATCAAACGCTGGGAACTCAAGAAACTTAATCAATGAAATCATTCAAAACCAACATCTCCCTTTTCTCCAACGCCTCCGAGGCGGCGATCAATTTTTACAGGGGGATGAAGTGAATGTGGATACTCCCAAAACAATTACACACATCGGCCTTTGTGCCGGATACGGCGGCATTGAGATTGGACTGCACCGAGTTATCCGAAATCTGCGCACGGTCGCTCTTTGCGAGATCGAAGCCTTCGCCTGCGCGAACTTGGTCAGCAAAATGGAGGCGGGACTCATGGACGCAGCACCTATCTGGACGGATCTTAAATCCTTCCCATGGGCAGAGTTTCGTGACCGCGTGGACATCCTCACTGGGGGCTATCCCTGCCAGCCATTCAGCGCAGCCGGAAAGCGGCTCGGCACAGAAGACCCTCGGCACCTCTGGCCTTTCATCGCAGACGGAATTCGACTTCTTCGCCCCCGACTCTGCTATTTCGAGAATGTCGAAGGACACATCTCCCTCGGACTCCGAGAAGTCATTGGAGAGTTGGAACAAATTGGTTACCAGACGGCGTGGGGAATATTCAGCGCGGCTGAAGTCGGCGCACCGCACCAACGCAAGCGGGTCTTCATCCTGGCCTACGATAAGAGCCAGCGAATACAAGGACACTGGGCCGATTGGCTCCAAGAGTCACGACCACATGCTGGGCAAGGGCTACCTCTGCGCGGTGGTGACGCAGGATGCTTGGCAAACTCCAACCACCAACATGGACATGGTGAGGAGCGAGGATGGAGTCCAGAAGAGGATCGCATTTCGAGCGAGCATCGGGAGGAAGAGCATTCCAGATGGGAACTTGGGCGAGCAGATGCAGCGCCTGCATGGCCAAGCCGCCCCGGCGAACCCCAGCACGGATGGGAGCCGCCAAGGGTTGTGGGCAACACCGAGGGCGGGATGCCCAGGCAGTCGAGCCCCAGGGACTGGCGGGAAGGTGCTGGAGGAGCAGGTGAAGGGGGGCAACTGGGCAACGCCTCAAGCCCACGATGCCCAAGGCCCGAAGACACCGGAGCAGATCGAAGCGATGAGGGCCAAGGGCCATGGCGTGAAGAATTTGAACGAGATGGTGACATGGCCAACGCCGAGTGCGAGTTGCGACCAAGGCGGACCGAGCGGCCTAGCCGGCGGATCGGGCAACCGGAAGAAACTGAACTCCATGCTGTCGAGGGAGGAGGCCAAGGCAATGGGTTGCGGCAAATTGAACCCTCGCTGGGTCGAAACGCTCCAAGGCGTCTGCATGGGGTGGACCTCGCCGAGTTGTCCGGCCTCAGTCATCAAGAACTGGCCGAAATTTGTGAGTGGATGGTGCGCTGTGACAATCGAACCGACGAACTTCGCCTCCTCGGCAACGGAGTCGTGCCTGCCACAGCCGAAAGAGCTTTTCGAATTCTAATGGAAGAACTGACAAACAAATGAAATCATTCAAAACCAACATCTCCCTTTTCTCCAACGCCTTCGCCGATGAACCGGACGAGGCGATTACGCTGGAAGCATTCTTCCAAGGCGTGAAGGCCGGCCGCTGGGGGCGTCAGGTGGACATCCTGCGCGAACACCTCAAGCGGGGGGACGAGCCGCGCTACACGGCGAAGAAGCGCGACCTGCCAGCGGTGACGATTTCCTGCCATTGCCTCTCCCGTGAGCGCGACCTCTCGCCCGAAGCGAAGGCGATCACGCACAGCGGGTGGCTCCAGGCGGATTTCGATCTGAAGGACAACCCGATCCTCGCCGATGATTCCGTGGTGCGGGCCAAGCGGGCGGAACTCCTCGCCGATCCCTATGTCGGAGCGGTCTTTGTCGGTCCCTCGGGCCAAGGGCTGAAGGCGGTCGTTTCGATCGAACCCGAGAGTCACAAGGATTCATGGTTCGCGGCGGAACTCCACTTCTCCGAGAAGCATAAGCTCAAGCTGGACAAATCTACCAAGGACCCGATGCGCCTGTGCTTTGTGTCGAGCGATCCGGACATGGAGACCTCGGACACTTTCCAACCGATCCCCGTGCCGGACAAAATGCCGGAGCGTCAAGAGACATGGCGCCCACCTGTCGAGACGACAGCGGCAGACATCGCCGAGATGCTCCGATTCATCCCGCCGCGCCCGGATTACGATACCTGGCTGAAGATCGCCTCGGCAGTGTGGAGCGTCCTGCCCATGGTGGATGGCGCCCGGCTCCTGCATCAATGGTCACCGGAGGAGAAGGAGGGCGAATACGCCGGCAAGCACAAGGCGCGCCTCAAGCAGGTAGGAGTCGGCACCTTGGCGCACCTCGCCAGCCAGCATGGATTCGATGCCCGAGCGGCATGGAAACGCAAACGCTGGGCAGGCCAGATCCGGTTTGCGGATTCCACCAGCGGACCAGGGCAAGGGGAAGACCCGCTCGCCGGGGGGGATGTAGCAGCTATTGCAACAGAGATTTCCCGTGAGCGCGTGATGGTGGCCTTTGGTCAGGCACACAAGGGCGATGCCCGCCTCTGGGCAGAACTCCGCCGTGGCCTGCGCGTCTGGAACATCCACGCCAAGACTTGGATGGTTTACGAAGATGGCCTCTGGCGCCGTGACACAGGGAACTCCACGATCCTCGATATTTCCGACACGCTCACCGATGTCTACCAACGCGTGGCCGATTCGATCCGCGCCGAGATGGCGGCCAATCCCGCCGACGAGGACAAAAAGGATCCGCGCATCAAGGAGATCAAGGGCCTCGAGGAGCGCTGCCACAAGCTCTGCCACTCGGAATACCTCGGATCGGTGGAGCGCATCGCCAAGTCGGAAATGAACCTTCCCGCCACGGCCTTCGATGCGAACCCCGAAATCCTCGTGGTGCTCAATGGCACACTGGATTTTAGCGAGGGGATTTTCCGTGGTCATAGGGCCTCGGATTACGCCACGACCCGCTCGCCGATCAACTTCGACCTCTCCGAGCAATGCCCGAAGTGGGATGCCTTCCTCAAGCGGTTCATCCCGGATGTCGAGACGCGGGTCTATCTGGCGCGGGCCTTTGGTTATTCGCTGACCGGCCGCGTCCACCACGACGCTCTCTTCTTTGCCTACGGCAAGGGAGCGAATGGAAAATCAACCCTCTTCGGTGTGCTCAAAATCCTCCTCGGCGACCTCATGACCACGGTCCCGATCGCCGCCCTTCTCGCTGCCAAGTCGGACAATAACTTCGATTATTACAAGGCGTCGATGGAAGGGAAGCGTGTCGTCCTCACGGACGAAATCCCCGAGGGCCGCAAGCTGGCCGACAGCCAGGTCAAGGCGATCACCGGCGGCGATGCCATCAATGCCCGCCGGCCGTTTGAGCAACCCTACGCCTTTTTCCCCACCCACAAGCTCTGGCTCATGGGCAACCACAAACCGGATGTCCAAGGCACCGACGAGGGAATCTGGCGCCGTGTTCACATGATCCCCTTCACCGTCACGATCCCAGAGAACGAACGGCGCGAACGCCACGAAATCCTCGGGGAATTTGAAGCGGAGGCGGCCGGCATTCTGAACTGGGCGATCCGTGGTCTCCTCGAGAGCCGCGACATCGGCCTGCGCCCGCCGCCCCAAGTGGTGGAGGCGACACGGAACTACCGGGAGGAGAGCGATCAATTTGGATCCTTCCTCATCGAATGCACCGAGAAGGACATCACGGGCCGCTGCGGGATCGGAACGCTGGCCAAGACCTATGCCATCTGGTGCGACAATAATAACGAACAGCCACGCTATCGGGGGACCCGCCAACTCCGAAAGGTCATGTCCGAGCGGGGCTATCACATCGAGCCGGATCGGAGTAATCACCCGACGATTTACGGAATCAAACTCAAACTGGAGGAGAAGAATGATGCCTTTGGAATGTCCGCTTAAATCTAAAGGAAGCCGCCAATATGCCGCGAATGCCGCGCGGCAAATGCGGCAAACTTGGGGCGTCTTTTTTATTGAGACGCTCAAAAAGTGCCTTTTGAGGCTCAAAACTGCGGCAAATGCGGCATTGGCAGCATTGTTCCTATTAAATGTTAGGAAACCATTTTTCCTATCTGTCCTCTCAGCGCAGTTAGGTTTCACCCCCCCTCTTTTGCCGCATTTGCCGCACCCCCGTTTTTTCCCGTTTTCCTATGCCACCCTTCACCCAACAAGACCTTGAACGCCTCGGATACAACCTGCAACCCGACGGCTCCTTTTCCCGAGCCGGTCATCACCCTTCACCTGCCCGGATACCTGACCCCAAGCCTCAACCGGCTCTTCGGCAAACACTGGAGTGCCAGCCACCGCGAAAAACAACTCGCCCGGGCCGCGTTACTCTCCGCATTACGCGCCACGCCTGCCGACTCCTCGACGCCGACAATTTCGCAGGCGGCTGCAAACCTCTCATCGACCAGCTCCGATACGCCGCCCTCATCCCGGACGACGACCCGGCCAGCGTCGAACTCCAATTCCGCCAGGAGAAAGTCACCAAGAAAACCCTCGAAATGACCACCATCGAAATCACCCAGCCATGAGCAAACGCAAAAAACCCAAATTCGGAGGGCGCGGGAAGATCATCCAGATGACGATGGGCTATCGGGAGTTCCGCGAAGCCTGGCTCGCCAACATGCTCGATGAAATGTCCGCCGCCTGCGACCGCTTTTGGAGCAAGACGCCCGAGCGCCGGAAGATCGAGGCCGCACGCCAACGCTCGGGATTTAACTTTGGACACTCTCATGAATAACTCATTCACCGCAAGGAACGGCGAACCTGCCTATATGCCAGACTACGACCTCGACACACCCGAGGACACCCTCGCCGATGAACTCGGCACGACGCCCGCCGTGGCTCGCAAGGTCATTGCGATGCTCCAAGCCGCCGAGGTTCGTCAGCAGGCGTTGACCCTCGGCAAAGTCGTCGGGCTTCTCCTCGAAACAAACAACCTGCCGGTCATGGCCAACGCGATCGCTTTCGCGGCCGGCCTCGACCAGCTCAACGGCAAGATGTCGCAGGCTCAGGTGGCTCGGGAGCTAAAGGTCACACGCGCCCTTGTCTCCCATTATGTCGTCGGCGTGAGGGATTTCCTATCAGGCAAAAGCCAGACCTTCGACTGCACCAAGTTCCGTAAGTCCAACAAATCGCGCCAGACCTTTCGAGAGAAGGCGACGGATCCATTCACGGCGGCCAAGGCGGCTGCCATCGCAAGATACAAAGCCAGTAACCACATCACCACAAAATGCAAATAATCGACACCACCATGTTCACGCTCAATGCGCTGAACTTACCCGAAACCCTCACCCCTGCCGAGTGGACCGACATCCACAAGGACATCCTCGTTTGCAAGCGCGCCGCCTCCAAGTGGCTCAGTCAGTCGAGAGACTACAGCACGACAAGGTGGGGCATGGAGTTCACCGCCGACACCGAGGCACAGCTCGAGCTTGACCTCGGCCTCACATTGGCAGACGAGAAGCCAACGCTGAACCCTGACGACAAGACCAAGGCCATCGTGACCATCGAAGGGCTCTCGCAGAAGTTCACCGTTTGGGAGAGGAAGATGAGTGATGACATCGGCAAGTGGGACAAGGCACGGCTCGAGCGCGCCCTCGAACTCCTCACCCCTATGGAGACGACAGCGGCACGGATCCGGGGGCTACTGGCATGAGCGACACGCCAGAGACGGACGCCGCCATTAAAGAGCAATCAGAGTGGAAGCTGCCATTCGTATCCACCACAATGGACGGCGTGACCTACGACGGCCCGGTGGCTTCGTTGTGCCGACGCATGGAGCGCGAGCGCGACGAGGCGAGGGCAGAACTCTACGACATCAGGTTAAACCTAGGCGACAATGCGGAGGGCTACACCTTACTCCATGCCGTATGCGCTTTGCAAAACGAGCGCGACGAGTTGCTCGAGCGCAACGCCAAGCTCCGCGACATAGCCGACAGAGCACTAATGCTCAACCAATCCCAGTGACCTGCCCGACCTGTGGCACCAACACCCGAGTCATCGCAACCCGCGACGGATACAGGCGCAGGCTATGCAAAGCCGGACATCGATTCGTCACCATCGAACAGGCGCACGAAACTAAATTCCCATGGCCATCCAAACCCAAGCGCAAACCATTAAAGAAGAAAAAGAAACCAAAGCAGGACGACAAATGGATCGAACGCATCAACGCGAAGCTGGCCGAGCCAACATGAGGGGGGCGGCATGGGAACCCTACCGAAATGGTTCGACCATCGCAGTTTGCCAGTCGCTCGTTAGTTTTATGTGAGCAATAAAATTCCCATTTCCCTATAATGAAACCAAAGAAGACCCCAAAGAGAGGCAAGGGCCGACCGCGAAATCCTGTAACGGATCGCATTGCCGATGAGCTTGCTGTCACGAAACGGCAGGCGCGCAACCTTGCCGCCGAGTCCGAGACCACCGGCCTGCCCGTGGAGGACATGAAGGCCGCGAGGCTCAGGAAGCTGAAGCTCGAGGGCGACCGGATCGAGTATCTGCTCGAGGTCACCAAGGGGAAGCACATTGCAAAGGAGAAGGTCGAAGAAGAAATGATCGGCCTTGGCATGGCCGTGAAGGCTCAACTCTTCTCATGGGTGGGCGCATTGCCTGGGCGACTCGAAGGGCTATCGGCGGCTCAGATGGTGCCTATCCTTGAAGATGAAATAAACCGGATTCTCAAAACGCTTTCCGACGAATGATAGCAGAATTCTTCAAGCTCGGGGTGAACCCCGGCGAGCGGCTCAGTCCGGTGCAATGGATGTCTCGGCATGTCGTCGTTCCGCACTCGGCACGAAATACGCAATTCGATTCCACGACGGCGCAGTGGATGAACGAACCGATCGAAGAGATCGCCAAAGACACGAACGACGAAATTCTTATCTGTGCGCCTGTTGGCAGCGGGAAGACAACGCTTTTCGAGTCTCTGCTGGCATGGATCATCTCGGAGAACCCCGGCCCGACATTGGTGACCGGGCAGACTGACAAGACGGCGAAGCAGTGGGCAGAGTCGCGCCTCGGGCCGATGCTCGAAGCGATACCCTCGGTCGCCAAGCTCTTCCCAAAAGACCGGCACCAGAAGCGCAAAACCGAAATCCTCTTCCCCCACATGCCGCTCTTCATCGGCGGCGCAAACCTCACGAGCCTTCAGGAGAAATCCATCCGCTGGGCGATAGCCGATGAGGTGTGGCGTTGGAAGCGCGGGATGCTCGAGGAATTCCGCCGGCGAACTCACGACCGATGGAATGCCCGCCGCATCCTAGTCTCGCAAGGAGGCGAGGAGGGCGACGATTTCCATGACGCAGAAGACTTATGCGAAAAGCGCGAATTCTCCTGGCAGTGCTTATGCGGCGAAGTTCACCCGTGGGATTTCAAAAACATAGCTTTCGACCGCGAGACCGACGCCAATGGTGCCATGCTCTGGGACCGCGTGGCCAAGAGCGCCCGGCTCGTCTGCCCCACATGCTCGCACGAATTCATGGACGACCCGCGCATTCGCCGCGCCTTGTCATCTGGCTCGCGCTACATCGTGAAGTCGCACGGCGCGCCAGGTCGGATCGCCTTTCACTACGATGCCGCTGCCGTCTGGTGGATTCCGTGGGGATCGCTGGCCGTCGAGTGGGTGAAGGCCGATCTCGACCGCAAGGCCGGAGACACCGAGGCCATGAAACAATTCGTGCAAAAGCGCAATGCCCGCCGCTGGACCGTGCAAGGCACCGGAGCCACAAGCGCCGAGGTGCTCGCATGTCGCAAAGACTACCTTCGCGGAGCCTGCCCCATCGAGCCGGTGGCTATCACGCTCTCGGCGGATGTTGGCCAAGATACATCGCACTGGACCACGATGGCCTTTGCAGAAAATGGCGACGCCTATGTCATCGACTACGGCACCGTCACCGGCATCGACGACATGCTCGAGGTCGCGCAGTCGCAGAAATACAAGACCGCCGAAGGCCGGGAGGTCACGCCCATCGGCGGCCTGCTCGACTCAGGCTTCAACGCAAACGCCGTCTACCGCGCTTGCTATCTCTCGGGGAATTTCTTTTTCCCCGCCAAAGGATCAGGCGCAAACTTCGGCAGCATCTCCGAGAGCGTGCTGAAGGAATACCCAACGATGCCGCTCTACACGGTCAACGAATTCGCGTCGAAGGTCTCGCTCTTCATCGACCGAATCGCCAAGCGGAAATCCCCATTCCTATTTTTCCCGAAAGACGCAGGCGAAGAATTCCTGTCCGCCTTCATGGGTCAAAAAATCATCGTCAGCAAAAAAGGCCGGAAAGAATGGCGATCGGTGGCAGGTGACCACTTCGCCGACTCGGTTCGCCTCAACTACGCCTGCGCTCAACAACTGCGCAAAGCAGGAGCTATCGAATTCAAATGAAAAAATCCCAACTCTGGAAAATCTACTGCGCAAAAAATCCCGCTTTCGAGCGCGATGGAAATGTTACTTTGTCAACGCGCGGCCTGCGCAAGCTCTTCGACCAGACATGGGACCTCGCCTTTCACGAAGGCGAAGAGGAGAACGAATACGCGCCGGTCACCGACTCAAAAGGCGTGGATGACCTCATGAAAATTTTCGGCATGTCCTGATCATTTCGGTGCGTTCACCGAAATGCTCCCCGAACTTTTCCCCGAACTTTTCTCCGAACCTTTTACCTGAACCGCCCGCCGAGCTAGGTTTTAAGCGGCTCCGCAAGCCACCAAAATTATTTTCATTTTCTTGAAAATAATTGTTTACAAAAATCAAGTTTGTGAGAAACTCATCTCAGATCGAAGGCGCAACGCCGGAGACGAAAACCAAAAACCAAAACAAAAATTATGACTAAAAATTACATTCTGCGCGGACAACTAAGCCCCGGTGATGCTCAGGCCGTTTTTCGTGATGAGAACGGAAACTCTGTCCAAAAGCTAAGCCAGGCCAAAAAATACAGCACACTTGAAGATGCACTAATCGAAGCTGAAAATTTGGATTTGCAGGCTGAGCAACTATGTCGAGCAGGGAAACCTACTGGCATTCTTTGGACGGTCGCTCCAGTTAATTCTAAAGCTGGTTATTATGAGGCTGAAGAAGAAAATTAAATAAAAATTTACAGCTAACTCCAAACCAAAAAACCCAAAAATCAAATTATGAAAATCCAAGACATCTACAACATCACACTCACAGCCGCAGACACCAAAGCCAGCGAGCAAATCCAAGTCGGTTTTTTGCTCGTCCGTAACATGGGCTACGGAAAGCAGGAAATCGCCAACGAAATCACCGACCTCCGCCAAGCCGTCCGCGTCATGCGCGCCGGAATGACTGACAGCGAGATTGATCGCCTCGATCAAATTCGCCTCGAGCGCACAGGCGTCGAATACGACGCCGAGCAAGGAACCATCTCCGAAGAATTCTCCGAAACCGTCGGCGACCTCATCGATGCTCTAAACTCCGGCGACTACACATGCACGATCAGCCTACCATGAAGAAAAAGCCCACAACCCACGGCGGCGCGCGCAAAGGAGCCGGGCGAAAGACAGGCTCTGGAAAGGGGCGAACCTATGTTCCAAAAACCGTGGCGATGTCGGAAGAATCCTGGGCGAAGCTCGACCGCCAGCGCGGCGACCAATCACGCGGCAAATACATCGAGTCGATACTACCTGCCACCTGCGGCGGCCAAAAATACGAAGTCGCCATGGATTTCAAAGCCAACAAAATTCACCTGATCCCTCTTTGACTCCCGTCTAACCCTCAACAACACCCGCCACGCCTCTCCACGATGCGCACCAAGGCGGGTTTTTTGTTTCTCCTCCGTGCTCTCCGTGTCCTCCGTGGTTAAACCGCTGATTCTTTGACACGCCCGCCGAGGCGTGACCGACCTCGACAAAATCAGCGGCGTTAAATCCTACCTCCGCCGAACCAAGAACACCGCCGAACTCCAGGCGCTCGCCGACGCGGCGTTTCTCTCCGCGTCCGAGGAGGTCGTCATCACATCCATCTCGGGCGACGGCACCGCCTCCAGCGGACAGGTCAGTTTCCCGAAGTGGCTCCTCCTCCAAGCCCTCGAAGAAATCCTCGCTGAGCCAAATGGCCGGCAACTCTGCACGGTCCTCGACCGCTCGTTTTTCACGACCCCCGTTTGACACGGCCCTCGGAGTCAATGGCTCCGAAAATCAAGAAATCAAGTTGGGGTGGTCCGCGCCCCGGTGCCGGCCGTCCGCGCAGAGACCCACAAGCAGCGGCCTTCGAAGGTGCCGAGCACTCCCGCGAGCGCTCCTTGATTGTCATGAATACATTCGAGCCGAAGCGCGAACTCGCTCCACGGACTCGCATGGAGCTGATGCAACGCGCCCGCTGGCTTTACAACAATTTCGGCACCGCCTCCTATCTCATCGAGCACCTCGCCCAGCGCGCCGTGGGAACCGGCATTGTCCCCAAGGCCCGCACCTCTGACACCGCATGGAACCGCCAAGCCGAGCGCGCCTTTGAAGACCGCGCTTGCGGTGATGCGTGGGCCTTCGATGCCAGCGCCCAAGTGAATTTCTACGGCGCGCAATCTCTCATCCTTCGCCAAGTCGCCTGCGACGGCGATTTCTTCGCGCAATTTCTTTCCACCCAAGCAGGCGGCACCCGCGTCCGATTCATCGGCGCCGAGGCCGTCGGATCTACCGCCAACAGCAACGAGCGCGCTTTCGACGGCGTGCTCCTCGACCGATTCGGCGCGCCCGTCAGCTACCGCGTCATCACAGACCGCGCCAATGGGCAGTTCGTCGATGTGCCGAGCGCCGACATGCTCCACTTCCGGCACATCCGCCGGGCAGGATACCCGCGTGGCGTCTCATGGCTCCACAACGCCATCACCAACTGCCACGACCTCGTCGAATATCTTGCCTACGAAAAAGGCTCCGCCAAAGCAGGCGCGCAGATCGGCTTTGTCGTCACCAGCAACGAAGCCCAAAAGATCGGCCTCGGCGCTGGAAAGATGATCACCGGCCCCAACGGCGAAGAGATCAGCACCGAAGCCCTCTACAACGGCACGCTCATCCCCCGCCTCAAGCCCGGCGAGTCCATCCAATCTTTTAAAAACGAACACCCCGCCGGAGCCTTCGAGCCATTCATCCGCACCATCATGGGCGAGATCGCCCGAGGCATGGGCCTCCCGCCCGAGGCACTCATGATCTTCGTCGGCAGCGCAGGCACCGAGTTCCGCGGCCTCCTGGAAGTCGCCCAAAACTTCCTCGAGCGGCTCCAGCAAATGCTGATCGATCAATTCTGCCGGCCGCTCTGGAAATTCTGGATCTACCAAGAAATTCAAGCCGGGCGTTTACCATACCCTGGCGATGATTGGTGGCGGTGCGAGTTCGTCGCCCCGCGAAAAATCACGGTCGATAATGGCAGAGATGGCAGGCTTTACGCCCAGCTTCTCGACTCCGGTTACATGAGCTGGGAGCGCTATTGCAACCTCCACGGCCTCGATGCAGAGGCCGAAGAGGACGACATCCTCAGCGCCTACATCCGCCGCAAAGAAAAATGCGAATCCCTCGGCCTCAACCTCGGCGATGTCTTCCCCGCCCAAGCCGAAACGATCACGCCAACTCAAGCCACTCAACCCGGTTCCGAACCAGCGCAAGGCGAAATGTTTGATATGCAAGCCAAGGAAAAACTCGACGCCATCGGTGCAGCCGTCCGCGCTGGCGTCATCACGCCATCCCGCGAAGTAGAAACCTCCGTCCGCTCCATGCTGTCACTGCCTGCTATGGGCGAGGAAGTCCTCAGCGAGTGGAACGAAAACCCGATCCGATCCCCGATCACTCTTACCAACAGCCTCGCCGCGCCGGACGAGCCGCCACCTCTCCCCGAAGATTCAACACCCATCGAACCATGAACCAACCCACACCATGATCAAATTCTATGCATTGGAAAAATCCAACGACGGCACGGCAACGATTCACCTCTACGATGAAGTCGGTGCTTTTGGCGCAGGGTCAAAAGAGTTCCTCGCCGACCTCGGCAAGCTCGACGGCCAGCACATCCACCTTCGCATCAACTCGCCCGGTGGGTCCGTGGTTGAGGGAACGGCCATTTATAACGCCCTCCGCCGACACAAAGGCGGTCTGACCGTCCACATCGACGCGCTCGCCGCCTCGATGGCCAGCGTCATCGCCATGGCCGGCGCGCCCGTCTACATCGCCGACAACGCTCTCCTCATGATCCACAACCCGTGGACCGTCAGTGCAGGCGACTCGGACCAGCTCCGCCGCGAAGCCGATCTCCTCGACAAACTCAAAGACTCCCTCCGCAACGCTTATGTCCGCAAGACCGGCATGGAGGCCGACCGCATCGCCCAGATGATGGACGAAGAAACCTGGCTGGACGCCGTCGAAGCCGTGGCCCTCGGATTCGCCGATGCCATCGAGGAAGGCGTCGCCGCCGCAGCCACCGCAACCCCCGCCCAACTCCGCGAGAGATTTGACACCTTCGCCAAGGCAAAATCTATGCAGAGCCAAGCCGAAACCCAACCCGCCGCCGAGCCCGAGGTCGAAATCCTCGACACCGTCGTCAGCGAAAACGCCCCCGAAGTTGTCGAAGCCCCGGCCGCCGAGCCAGCCGTCGAGACCGTCCTCGAAGCCGAGCCTACCCCCGAGCCCGAGGTCATCGAGCCCCTCGAGGCCCCCGTCGCCAAGATCGCCGCAGCCGACCAGATCCTCGCCAAATACAACGCCGCCCTCGCCGAGCGCGACGGCGCCCTCGCCGAAGCCCGCAGCTACAAGGCCCAGCTTGAGTCCGAGCGCGAAGCCCTGCAACGCCTCGAGCGCAGCCTCGGCCTCTCCGCCGCACGCGTCGTCCCAGTCATCGACAACGCCAGCCCCGAAGCCTCCGACCCCGTCGCCGAATACATCGCCGCCGTGGAAGCCGGAGACCGCAAAACCGCCTCGGCCCTCTTCGAGAAACACAAAGCCGCCATCTGGCAACACCGTTCCAAAATTTCCAAGGCATAAGGCCAAGGAGAAACCAACCAAACCACCACCACCAAAATGCCCAATACAATCGATTCAGCCCTGGTTGCGGACTCCATCGCCGCCCAGACAAAAACCGTCCTCAGCAAGCGCCTCAGCGCTTTGAACCTCTTCGCCTCCGACTTCAGCTCGGAAGTGAAAAAACCAAAGGACACCATCCATGTGCCAATCGCTTCCGCGACTGCGTCCACATCGGTGAACCCCACCACCTTCAACTCGATCGGCGGCACGACCCTCGGCAAAGCCAGCGTCGTCCTCGACCACATCTATCAGCCCTTCGGCCTCGCTTACAGCGACCTCCAGAGCGCGCACCGCTTGGAGCGCCTCATCCAGATCAATGTCGACGCGATCGCCGACAAAATCTGGACCTTGGCCACAACTCCCGTGACCGTCGCCAACTTCGGCGCGGCTGTCGTGGAATCCGCTGAGAACGCCATCACCGCGACCTCCGGCGACCTTCCCAAGCTTTGGGCAGGCGTCCACAAGTCGATGCGCAAAGGCCTCGTGGTCTCGCCCGTCATCTACAGCAACCTCATCCCGACCAGCACCACCGCCCTCAATCTCGGCGAAGGCGCTTACGGCTTCGAGAACGGCGTCCACTACGCAACCGCATTCGGCGGAGAAGCAGGACTCAAAGGCTTTGCATGCTCGCCCGAAGCGCTCGTCATGGCCGCAGGCGTTCCCGCTCTTGCGGACAACGACTACCTCGTCAGCGACAGCGTCACGCTCGACCAGATCGGCCTGACCATCAGCTACAATGTGTATTCGGACAAGAGCACCCGCTCGCTCATCGCATCGCTCGAAGTGATGTTCGGCGCAGCCGCTGGCCTCACCGCTGGCACGATGGCGCTCATCATTCCAGACTAATCCCGCAAAGCGCCCGCACCGCGCTCCTCGCCCGCAAAAGCCCTCGCCGTCTCACTCCGGCGGGGGCTTTTCTTTTGACACGGCCCCAGTGTCGTGTCGCCCACCGCTCGCAACGCCCTCGCCATCCGCTCCGCGCAACTGCGCCAAAGCGCCCACGGCACTGCGGTCAAGTTTCGCCAGGCTGAGATCCGCGTCTGCCTCGCCCCTGTCTCCATCGGCCTCGATCTCGAAACCGGCGGCCTCCGCCAAGGCGGCGAGTTCTCCATCCGATTCCTCGCCGCCGACCTGCAATCGCCACCCCGCCGAGGCGAAGCCGTTTCGTTCAGCGCCAAGACCTATTTCCTCTCGCAGATCAGCGAGACCCACGCCCCCGGCGAATACCTCGCCACCATGTCGCCAGGAGGTGCGGCATGAACCTCCCCGTCGAGTCCTCCCTCGCCGCGTGGCTCCGCAGCCAGCCAGCCTTTGACGGCATCCCGGTCCACACCGGCCAGAGCGCCGAGACGATCCCAGCCGACTGCTCGGTCCTTTTTGCCGGGTGCGAGAATGTCGGGATCATCGGCGGCACGCTCTCACGCGCCACGGCCTCCATCGTCCTCGCTACTCCGTCGCACCTAGAGATCGAGCAACACCAGCAGCTCACTTCCGCACTCCGCGCTGCCCTCCGCAATCTCTCATCCCTCGCCACGCACTTCGAGGGCATCGCATTTGCCGGGGCGGTTTTGACCGGACTCACGGAATCGCAGTCCGATTCGCGCTGGGTTTGCAGCGCCACACTCGTCCTCGGCATCGCCGAAATTTGACACCCCCACCTCAAAGAAATCTACCACCTATGCCAGCATCATACACATTCGGAATCACAGGCGGGAACGCAGGATCGATGATCGTTAATTCGGTCACGATCTCCGACACCTCCGCAAAACAAGAACTTCGTGGCGCGGACGGCGAATACGCCGCTGTCGGCTACAACAAATTTAAGCGCGAGGTCTCCATCTCCGGAGTCGGGGATGCAGGCTCTCTCGCTGTCGGCGGAGCCCTCGGCAGCATGCCCGGCGTCTCTGGATCCTACACGATCGATCAAATCTCCACCTCCCGATCCATCGACGGATTCGCGGAATTCCAAATCACCGCAACCCAAGACTAATTTTTTATGCCCGCACAATTCTACGCCGCCAGCGGAATCAATGCCGATTTCGGAATCCAAGACGAGTCCGCTCTCAATATTTTGATCCAGTCCTACAGCTACGATGTCACATCGGATAAAGCCGAGATTTTTAACACCGATGGCGAACTCGAGCACTCACACCGCTACGGGAAAAAAGCCACGATCGCCATCAACGGCATCGGCACCGCCGTCCCTGATGTCGGCGACAAGATCAGCTCGCTTGTAAATACCGGCGCAGGTGCTCTCTCTGGCACGATCCTCGTAGACAGCGTGACCCAAAACCTCACCTCCGAAGGATTCGCTTCCGTGGATATTTCCATGACGCAATACGACACCGTTTTGTCCTAGCCCACCACGCCCGCCGACCGGCTCCCCGGCACAATAGGGAGCCGATTTTTTACGAGACAATAAAATGGAAAAATACACCTACACACAGAACATCAAAGCCGCTGCGGCCCTCACCACGCTCGGCTTCCGCCACAAAGAATCCTCGCCATGCGTGCGAGTCCACCGCGAAGACGGCAAGGAGACATCCTCCTTCTGGTTTGAAGAGAACGGCCCGAACGGCCTCCGCGCCTCGAAAGTCATTTTTTGGATGACCAAAGGCCACGCCGAACTCGAAGAGTCCGACGCCGAGCATCCGGTGAATTACATCCGCGCCGGATTCGTGAACCGCGAGACCTGGATCGATGTCCACAAAAGCACCCCTCGCGTCCTCGAGCTCAAGCGCAACGGAAAAATCCTCTACCTCTCCGAGAACGCCGACGAAGAAACCCGACGCAAATTCTCCAAGCTTTTCTAGAAACAAAAAACCATGAAAAAACAAACCCAACCCACCACCACCGACACCGACCTCCTCAGCGACGACGAAGCCCTGCGCGAGCAAGCCATGACCAGCGGCCCGCAAAAACTCTCCCGTTGGCAGCTCCGCCCCACCGCCGCGCTCGAGATCAGCTGGATGCAGCGCAACAAAATCCTCACCACCGACATGGACATCATGTGGCGCGCCTCCGGCTTCGGCTTCATCCACGGCGCACCCAAGGCCAGCGTCCGCTCCGTCGTGAACGACTTCCCCCGCTTCGCCTCCGCCGTCGATGATTGGATGGAAAAGCAATCTCCCTCCGCCCAAGAAATCGCCGACCTCCAAAGCCTCTGCCTCGAGCGGACGAACGAATACTTCGCCAGCTACTCAAGCCAGCCCGGCGCCAAGGATTCGGCGGGAAACTAAACAGCCCCGGCTGGCTCGCGAGCTATGTCTACCGCATCGCCAAGATTACCGGCTGGGGCTACCGCGAAATCCTCGAAGACCTCCCGTTCGCGGCCGGCCTTCAAATCCTCCACGCCGACGACTTCGCGCATGGCCGCAAGCGAGTCTGGGGACGAAACAACCGAGCGACCGATTTTGACTCCCTCGCTGCGATAGAAGCCGCTTTCGAGAACCTGACCTGAGATGCCAAAAATCAAATTAGAAAACCTCAAGTTCGAGCAGATCATGAAGGACTACGCGACGATCCTTGAGACCACGATCCCCGACGCCGTTCACTTGAATGCTCGGCTTCTGTGTGTCGAATTTGCCCGCCGCACTCAGCCGTTTGGAAATAAAACGGGCGAAGAAAAGATAGGCGAGAAAGCCATATCAAAAGACATCTATGGCGGTCGTCGAAGCAGCGCTAAAGGCAAAGGCCGCGCCGGTCTGTTTGCTCATGTCACGCCACGACAAATAGCTTACGCAGACAATTTCAACAGCAGTGACTATATTACCGTTCACGCAACAAAAGGAGGCAGCGTCTACGGCATAGATCGCGCTCACTTTCTACCTGATGCGTCGACTTCAGATATTGCGTCGATTCACCGAGCAAATTTTGTGAATGGGCGCATGAGTGCAGCCGGTGGCGATACCCGCAACATCGGCCGCTGGAAATTTATAAATAAATACTTTGTCCCAAAGTCAGCTTTGGAAGGATTTGTTGCGGCTCAATACGCCAAGGTTGGTATTGCAAAATCGGGATGGGCATGGTGCGCCAAGCAGCTAAAAAAAGTCGGCTCTGGATCAATGACCCGAGACATCCCCAAATGGGTCACTCGTCACCTCGGAGACTATGGGCTCGGGCAGGTTGAAGATAAAACCTCCAACACTTCAGCCCCCACCATCGTTCTCACGAACACCTGCCGATATGCCGACAAGGTTCTCCGCGAAACCGAAAAGCTCCAAGGGCTCTCAATCGTCGCAGGCAATATGAAAAAGCAAATGGAGCGCATCTTGAAATACCGCCAAACCAAACTCCAGGAGGCCGCGTAACGCCATGGCTGATGTATCCGTAGAATTCGGAGCCAAGGATGTCGGGCTCGAGAAGACCCTCAAGACCATCCAAGACCAGATGGTTTCGCTCCAAGGCGAGGTCGATAGCGGCACCCTGTCCTTTCAAGAAATCTCGCAAAAGATGCGGGAGATCAAAACGGCCGAAGGCATTTTCGCAAAGCTCGGCGGCGAAGTCAGCGAAGCAGCAAAGAGCTTCAAAGAACTTGAAGACCAAACCCGCCGCGCCGAGGCCATCACCAAGTCCAACCGGACCGCGATTGAGGTTTACAGCGAAACCGTGGACGAACTGCAAAAGCTCCTCGACGCCGGGGCGATCTCTCAAAAAACCTATGCCTCCGCCATAGATAAAGCCGAGGCCGCGCTCAAAGCCGCGACCCCGCAAACCGAAGAAGCCAAGCGCGCCAACGAAGAACTCGAAGCCTCCCTTAAAAAAGCCGAGCAGGAAACAAGAGCACTAGCGGAGGAACAGAAAAAAGCCGAGGCCGTCACGAAAGCCAACCGCTCCGCGACGGAAATCTACAACCAAGAAGTCGAAGAACTCCAAAAGCATCTTTCTGAAGGCCGGATATCCATGGAGACCTTCGAAAAGGCCGTAGGAAAAGCCGACGCCAAGCTCGCTGCCGCATCCCCGCAAGTCGAAGAGATCGGCAAGGACATCCAAGACGCCGGAAACAAGAGCGAGAAAATGGGCGAGCAGAGCGGCATGGGGTTTGGAAAGTTTGTTGCTGGCGTCGGCCTTGGGCAAGTCGCCGCCAAAGCCTTCACCGCAGTCCTTGATTCCGCCTTCGCCGCCGTGCGCGGAACGATCCAAGGTTTCACCGACGCCCTCGACCTCGGCGGCCGCCTCTCCGACCTCTCTGCCAGCACCGGCGAGACCGCAGGCAAGCTCCTCGTCCTCGAGCGTGCTTTCGACAATTCCGGCATCGGCGCGGACAAAGTCGGATCCACCATTGCCAAGATGCAGAAGAACATCGAGGACGCCCGAGACGGCAGCGGCACCGCCGCGAATGCCTTCGCCGCTATGGGCGTATCCGTGGACGAACTCGAAGGCAAGCTCCCCACCGAGCAGTTCAAAATCCTTTCCTCTGGCATCCAATCGATTGACGACCCCACCAAGCGCGCAGCCGCCGCCATGGGAGTCTTTGGCAAGAGCGGCGCCGAACTCCTCCCACTCCTCACCAACCTCGACGGCGAACTAGGCGAAGCCCGCGACACCGTCGGCTCCATGGCCGAGATCATGGACCGCCGCTCCTCGGTCTTCGACGCCGTCGGCGACCGCTTCAAAACCATCGGCGAAAAAGTCCGCGATTTCGCCGCAGGCATCCTCGACAAAGCCCTCCCTGCGATCGACGCCATCACCTCGGCCCTCTCCCGCATCGACGCCGCCAAGATCGGCCAAAACCTCGCCGACGCCTTCCTCGGCGGCGAGAAAGCCATGTCGGGGTTTCAGGCTTCCATCGATGCCATCAAGACGGGAAATATATCCGCCGCTTTTTCAATTTTCTGGGACAGTCTCAAACTCCAAGCCGCGCAGACCGCGAATGAAATTTACAAGCGACTGATCGCAGCGTTTCAATCCGCCGGCCAATTTCTTGGGGAAATCTTCTCCCCATCCGGCGCATTGATTCGCACAGCAATTTCGGCTTTTGAGCTTCTTGGGGCAAAGATCACGCAGAGCATTGCCAATAATCTCGCCAAAGCTTTTGCCGGAAATGTTCTTACCCAAGGACTGTCTGACTCTCTCTTTAATGTTGCCAATGATTCGTATGAGGCGGGAATCAAGATTGAGCAAAATCTAAAAGATGCCTCTGGCCGAATCGCCGAGCAGTTCACCGAAGCAGGCAAAGCCCTTCCCAAATCCTTCGAAGAAAACTACGCCAAAGTCCCGCCGCTTTTCGCCGACCTCGAAGGGCTTCAGACGAAAATCGCGGCTCAAGAAAAAGACATCGCCGCCAATGTCGCTGCAGGCAACGCTGAACGCGAAAAGACATCGGCACAAACCGAAGCCGAACTCGCCAAGCGCCAAGAACTCCGAGCCGCTACCGAGGCCGCTGCCGCCACCGAACAATCCAACGCCGTCGCCCTGGTCGAACTCGAGACCGCCATCAACGCCGCCAAAGCCGAAGGCAACGAGCAACTCGTCAAGACCCTTGAAAGCGAAAAGCAACAACTCGAAGGCCAGCAGGAAATCGCCAAGCTCACCGAGGAATACAAGACCAAGCTCGGCGTGAATGCCGACGAAGCCGCCCGCCTCGCCAACAATTTCGTCAACGCCAAAAACGCCGCCGCCTCCATCGGCGACCGCACCGCCGTTGTCAGCGTGATCACAAAAGTGGATTCCGCCGCGCTCGACGAGTTGCTGGTGAAATTGCGCGTGGCCGACAACCCCAAGCTCATCGAAGTTATTTGCAAGGTGACGGGTTCTGAGTCACTAGCCGAAGCTGAACAGAAACTCCTGTCGATTCAAAACGCCGACGCAAAGAAGACCGTTGTTTTCGATGCGCTTAAAACGCAGAGCTGGGAAGAAACTTTCGACAAGCTCAATGGTCTACCGCCTGTTTCCTCCCGCCAACTGGCGATGTCGCTTACTAAGACCGAGAATTTCGACCAAGCTCTCGATCAAATCTGGAAATTGCCAAGTTCAAAAGATGTCCGCTTACAGCTTCAAGCCGCCGGGTTTGAATCTCTCGAGCAGTTCAAGCAAAGCCTAACGGATGTCGCGACGCCAAAAGAGGCAAAAGTTATTTGCCAAACGCTCGGCGTTCCAGATTTGCAAGCGGCCCAGCAGTTGATTTCCACGATCATCGCTTTCAACAATGCGCAGACCGAAATCAAAGTCGCCGCCGATACCAAGCCTGCCGATGCCGCCATTGCTGCAACCACCGCTCCAAAAGAAACCACGGTCACAGCTAAAGCCGACACGGCGTCCGCTCAAACAAGCCTCTATGAGCTCAACCAAACGCCCGTCACCATCTCAGCAGATGCCGACATAAACGCCGCCAGTTCCAGATTGGCCTCCCTCGCTGCCGACCCTTTTACCATCTCAGCCGACGCCGACACAGCCGATGCAAAAAACAAAGTGGATACGCTGGGTTCTGCGCCGCTGGTCTTTTCTCTTGATGGCGATACGAGCGATGTCCAAAGCAAGATTTCTACCCTCTCCGGCGAACCGGTCACTCTCACCCTCAATGCAGACACGACCACCGCCGAGCAAAAGATCGCCGACCTCTCCACTAAAACCGCCAAAGTCCCCCTCGACGCCGACACCAGCCCGCTGAAAGAAACCCTCTCCGCGTTCTCCGCCGGGGCCATCAAGCTCACCCTCGATGCCAGCGACGCAATCAAAAACATCCGCGCCGAACTCGAGAAGCCCATCAAACTCGACCTCTCCGGCGCGACCTCCGGCGGTGGCGGCAACGCCCAAGGCGGCCTCACCGGCCTCGTCACCGACATCAAAACCCTCCTCACCACCCTGAGCAACAAGCTCCCCAGCCCTGTCCTGACATGATTTACAGCGCCATCAACGATTGGATCCCCCAGCCGGGCCGCATCACGCGTTCGTGGAGCAGCGGCCTCGTTTTGATCCAGCAGGAATTCATCGGCAGCATTTCCGAAAATGGCTTGGTGGCCACCGAGGGCGACCCGTTCCCTGGCGACGACGCAGACACCGGAGCCAAAGTCTACGGCGTGCCAGAATACCGCGACCTCGGCAACGGCCTGCAATCCGCCGTCGTTTCGGCTTATGGCATTGTGCCTGGCAAAGCGGGCGTCGAGACCCTGACAGAGATCAGTTTTTCTGTAACGACCTTACTTTTTCGAGTCACAAAGAGATACCCCGACGCTAATCCTCCATTTAATTATCTAGACGACGCAAAAACTTTTTCTGTCTTAATAACCAACAAAAAAATCGTAAAGCCCTTTCTGAAAA